ACCCAATATCCGTCAATACTATCGACGTTGACTCTAAAATCTACAAAGGAGCCGTTAAGTCCGAGATTGTCGTCCTCTTGTTCTAACCACATTTGAGTCGATATCGTGTAAGGTTTAATCATTTGACAAATATACTAATTATATTGATATAACCTAAAAAAGTGATTTTGTAACAAATTTAATCGAAATCCGTTTCAAAGTCGGACCATACTTTGACAATGCACCCGTGTTTTTTAAGCTCTGAGATCCTTAACTCTTGAAGTGGTGATAATATACCACTTTGTCTTTTTACTTCAATAAAAGTCGCCTTTCCGTCTTTTATAGCTAATAAGTCCGGAATGCCATTTGTTGAGGTCTTTATTAACTTAGTTACAAAATACCCTTGCTCCTGGAGTTTCTTTTTTATCTTAGTTTGTATCTGCTGCTCAGTCATTTGGTTTTAATCTACAAGGTATTCATCTGTACTTAAACATAGTTGAAATTCTGATAATGCTGTTTCTCTTGATGTAACATAAACTGAAGTATGTGGATGATGATTTTCAGCCAAATATTTCATTAATGGTCTAACTGCCTCTTCAAATTTTTCTTGTTTCTTGATTTGTTTTTTTGTTTGGTTAGGAATATTATTTGTTTTTAAATTAATCATATTAGGAATACTAATTTTTACTTCACCTGATAATAAATGTTGTTTAAATTCTTTTTTAGTTTTGTAAAACTGTTGTAAATGTTTATATTCATTCATAAACTTTTTTAAAAAATTTTCCATAATCTTATTTGTTTTTAAATTTGTTTAAATAATCTTCAGCAATAAAAATAGATATTGAAGAATTTTCTTTAAAATCTTCTTTGTCTGATAAAAACTGAATTAACTCTAATACTTCTTCCTCACTATAACTTCTTTCTTGTATAGTAAAGCACCCACAATCGTGTCCACAACTATCCATAAAACAACCATTTCCATTGTTGCCTTTACATTCGCCAATGTATTTATATTCTTTTTTAGGTTCTTCTTTTGTCATTTTTATTGCACAAGGTTCACATTGTACTGCTCTTTTATCACCTTGAAATTGTATTTTACAAATAGAACAATTACACATATAATTTCCAGGAGCATATCCACCTATTGGATATTTTTCAGCTTCTTCAAGTGTTTGTTGTTTAGGTTTACCTCCAAAACAAGTAGATGCTAAATCATTAAATTCATTTGTTCCTATTTTCGGTATTTGATTTTCCATATCTTTTTTTTTTAAATTATTATTTTGTCATTATAATAATAAAAGCAACGGCCAACGTGATAACTGAAATCCAGGCCAATAATTCTACAATAATTTCCTCTCTATTATTCATATTTTTTTTTATAAATTTTAAACAATTCCTCTAGCGTTAAATTTTTGCCTTTGTAATCCCAAAGGTATATTGAATTAAAATCGCATTCCAAACGGAGCCAAGTTATAAAATTAACGACTCTTATAAGGTCGTCATCCTTTGGGATATATCTTACACCTTTCATAATCCTTTTTCTTTTTTATAAATTTCTAATAGTTCTTGTGGTGAGTTATTATCAAAAGATAAATCATCATCTGTAAGCCACAAGTTCAAATACCACTCTGAAAATATAATAGCAAAATCTTCCGATATTTCAACACATTTATCAGCTACAATCCACCCGTCTGTAGCAATTTCAAATTTTTGTTTTAATGTCATTTTGATCCTAATTTAACTAAAAAATTAAAAACCCAAATAATTCGGTTTCTGAAAGCCTCGTATAATAAAATCGTTAGTAGTATATTCATAATTTCTTTACAAAGTTATCGTTATAATCAAACTCAAGCTCAAAAATTTCGGAGTTATCTAAATATTTAAAAGTATAAATCCAGTGCGAGCAAAAGGCTTTTTTTTGATTGCTCCACTTCTCCGGTAACTCTAAATTTTTAGCCGTTCCAACCATCCGAAAATATCGGGCGTTTGGTCCAACTTGAGGCTCTAAGTGAATACCAATTTTATTATTTTTTACAATTAGGTAGTCCATAAATTTTTTGATAAATTATATATTCCTTTAAAATTTTTCGATAAATTTCTTTGCTATTTTCTAATTTTTTTATTGATAATTTACCACTATAAATATTAGAAGTAAAATTTTTTTTATCAAACCAATATTGAAAACTAAAAGAAATAATATAATTAAATCTTTTTAAAATAAAATTAATTGGAGTAAAAATAAAATTAATTTTATAAGCAATATCATAAGTTTTTAAGCGCCCAATTTGCATAATCAATAATTTTTTGAAAATCCTCCTTATCCTGGCCCTTTTGTCTCCAGGTATATTTGTCAATATTAAATTTGCAAATAGCTAGTATTTCCTCCTTAGTCAAATTTGACTCAGCTCTCGCAAAAGTATCAATTCCGATTTGATATTGCTTTGGTTTTTCAACGTATGGATTTGTAATTGTCTTAAAATAATTTTTAGAAGTATCGTTGTTATTTTCTTTTAAATCCCAATTCATCCAAAAATCAAAACCCTCATTTGTTTTTTTCCAAATAAAAGCCTTTGCTAAATTATCCGTTGCAATATCATCTCCATCATTTTTTTGATATTCTAAAGCCTTAATTTTAACTTTTTCCGGTAGTTCACTAATTTTCATAATTATAAAAAATAAACCCTCCTCGATTGCTACCGCCAAGCGCAAAAGAAAAGGGATATTAAATACTTTACTTTGGCGGTTGTACAAATATATAAATTTTATTTTTAATTACGCAAATAATTTTCGTTAAATATTTTCAAAGTGTAATCACGCTTCTTTAATACGGCTTTGTAAATGTCAAGTTCAATACCTCCTTTGCTAAATATCCAAAATATTTCATTTGATTGCCTTTGCATCGTCGTCAATCGATCTCGGCTTTGCCAATAACTAGTCGCACTAAAATCAATATTATAATAAACTAAATACTTTGCATTTTGCAAACTTATACCCTCACGCCCGGAGACGATTTGTAATGCAATACATTTGTCGCTATTGTCAAACTCCTCGACGTCGTTAGTCAACTGATCTCCGTAAACTGATTTGATAGCGTTAAATTCCTCCTTAAACTTATAAAAAATCGCGATTTTTATACCTTTGAATTTGTTATGTATAAAAAACGCCTTATTTTTATCAATTACTTTTGAAGTTCCGTCCTCAAATTTGCAAGTGCCTGAGCTTAGTTGGTGAATTTTTTGCATTAATTTAACTCCGGTATCTCCGAGAATAACCTGGCCTTCTGTATTTTTAACAACTAAATTCTTTTTTAACTTGTTAATTATCAAATTTGTGATCGGTTGCATCTCGCACTCTAGGATCATTTCATTAACTGAGGTCGTAAAACCGGCCTGAGCCTGTGTAAAAGTTATAATATAGTGCTGTGTAATTCTTCTAATTAGCTGCTCTTTGGCCTGGCTGTAATCTTTTATAACAGCAAATCCTAAACGTTTTTCTTTTACGTCTACGTAATCAATGGCCCACTTATAAAAATTAGTATATTGTTTAAAAGGAGAGTAATCACTTATCCAAAATTGATGAAACCATTGCGAGTGACTCTCCGGAGTTGGCGTTCCGGATAAAAAAATCATAGGCAAATGAGAATAACGCTTTTTGAATAACTGAGCGACTTTATTCGGCTTTGGATAAGCTCCAAATCGGTGATGCTCGTCGTGTATTATCAAATCAAATCCGTCCCCTTTTTTATCTATATTTGGGACCAAATGTAAACTCTCATCGTTTATAATTGTTAAATCAAAGTCAAAGCCAAAGTTATCGTAGTCCCACTGGATTGAGGATATTGCTTTCTTTTTTGTTAAAAACAAAACTCGCTTGGCGTTAAATAACTTTGCCGTATTTAGAGCCGTCAAAGTTTTACCGGTCCTCACTTCCATAGCTAAATAAACAATTTTTTTATGATCCAAAACCTCAGCCGCTTGAGCTGAGATTTTAATTTGATAGTCTCTGAGTTTCATAATTAAAATGCTAAGTCGTTCTCGTCCTCAATCTCAGTAATAAATCCATTAATTGAAAATTTACGAATCCCTCCGTTAGTCGTGTCCTCGCGTTTCCATTGTTTAAATTCAAAATAAGTACCTAACCAACGGCCAAACCAGCTGACGTTCATATTTCGAGGCATTTCCCTAACTCCGTCGGCATAGGCTTGCATTATCTCCTTAGTAGTATAAAAATAATCATTTTTCCATAAAAACTCATTCTCACAAAAGTCATAAAAATCCTCGCAAGTGTTTGCAATTAATTTTTTGGTTTTACCCGTTTTAAGCTCTGAGTAAATCAATCCATTTTTAAAATACTTTTGAATATTACTAACCATATAATTAAAAAAAGCGTTCCACTCTGACTCATTCCAGCCGTCAAAAAACATTTTACCAAACTCGTTGACCGGCTTGTATTTTTTTGAATAGTGTCTAAATAATTCAATTTCAATTTTACGTGCGTCGTGAGAGTCTCCAACGCCTGACAAAATATAATTTGAAGTAAATAAAATCTTAGGACTTTTTACAAAAGGGATCTCAATCGGTTGCAAGTTCTTTTTGTTTAAAGTTAAGTTTCCAGTTATTATACTAAATAACGTCTCAAATTTAAAAGACCGCTCCATATCGTCAAAGCAAATGATATTATCGTCTAGGTTAATCGTTTGATAAGGAAATTGACCTTTGTTATTAAATTCCTTTCCGTTTAAAGTTACCATTTTACGCAAATGTCCTAGCGCTTTTGATATTAAAGTTTTACCAGTTCGTCCGCTTGGATTGTCATTCAAAGTCTCATCGTAATAAACAATCGCAAGGCCCTCGTCTTGTTTTTTATAAGTATTAAGTAAATATCCAATTGAGGTTTCAATTGTCAATTTTCGGCTTTCCTCCTGGTTGGATATATTGAAAATAAAAGTTTCAAAATCGGACTTGTCTTGAATGATTTTAAAATTGTAATCTATTATATTTTTTTGCCACACAAAGCCTCCAATATTAATGTAATCGATAAAATTAACCGAGTCAATTTTTACCTCAACGACCTTATTTTTAAAAAATAGATAGGAAGTGTCCGCAGTATCTCGGATCATAGTTAGGTCCTTAGTGTCGAGTTGGTTTAAATATCCCTCCGTGAATTTCGTTGTAGACTTCGCAAAAAAGTTATAGACTTGCATGTCAACCTCAATAACGTGATTAAGTACAAAATCTTTGATTTGCACCTCGTTAACCTCGTTAATAATGTTATTGTATACTTTTACAAAAGTAAACTCCTTATCGTTTAATTGGACCTTATAAAAGCCTCTATTTTCTAAAAACAATTTAAACTTGTAATCGTTTAAAGATAATTTTCCGTTTTTGTCAGTGTCCCAAAAGACCAAAAAATCGTCCTCAAAATCAAAATCGATTAAGTCCTCAATATCGGAATCCGATAAGCCGTCTTTGCGAAATTGTTTTTTGGCCTTTTGCACCCCCTTTTTGAGTAATTCCTGAGCCTCTCTAATTTTATTGTCGTCAACCAAAGTAAGGCTGTCAAACTCGCTCGTATTTTTATAAGCGCTATTAATAATCATTTCAAGCTCTGAGTCAGTAAGTCCGGCCGAATAGTAATTTTTAAACATTCCTATTGCCTCATCTTTTGGAAGTCCGGCTCTATTTAAACCGGATGCTAATTTAAAAAGATTATTATTTCGCTCTCCAGCGTTTAAAGTAAATTTTTTATTAAACCATTTTATAATTACGTCAACCTTTTTTGAAGTGTCGTTAATT